CACGGGGTCCACTGGTGGACTTGTCCACCATTATCTCTATATTTCTATAGAGCTCTATACCTGTTCACACCATATAGGAGTAAGCGCCCATGTCTATAAAAGTTCCAAAGGGTCTCCCCGGAAATGATACCCGGGGTCTTCCTGAGGGCTTTGATCCTCATCAACTCTATGAGTATAGACGTGAAACGCTTATAAAGAACGCTACTGGTATCGAGAGTTTTATCTGGAAGTATATTCCTTTTACGATAAGTAAGTCGTTTGCTTTTGCAATCGATCCTACTGCACCGTTTAAGGTTGCACCTCACAGAATTACTCCCTATAATCGCCATCGAACGCGCTCTGTTGCTTCTGTTTTGCAGAAGCGTCAGCAGCATATTACGAATATCAGCATTGGTCACGATCAGCCTCCAAATTATGGAGGAATCGCCCTTTGTTGGGATCCGCAATCGAAGGAGACTAGGTCAGTTCTCTACGATCAGACGGTTGAATTAACATCTCAACCACCTCTTGTAGATGAATTTGACGATACTACTTCTAGAACCCGACTCGTCGGGAGTAAACAAGGTACGGCTCGATTCTTCAAGTCGTACATGGTTTCTCCAGGCAGAAAGGTTCAACAAGTGGCGGAGGAGAAGTACTACTATCATCCAGCTCCTGGTCAGGATCTTCCGGCTGCCTGTAAAGGTGGTTTTAACCAATACAGGGACGGAATCCAAACCAAGACGTATGATACTTCTTCGCCCGGAGCGCTTCTCTTCCCTAATAGCCTTTCAACTCTGCGAGACCAAGAGTACGCTTACTTGGAGAATCTTATCTCTAAGGAAGCCGTGTCCTTGTTTAAAAGTTGGAGTCCCGATAAAAGGAGCTCTACTCTTTTTCGCAATATCGTAGAGTTGCGAGATATACCTCGGTCTGTTGTATCACTACAGCAAACCTTGATAAATCTCAGAAGTCTGTACACTTCATTGTCTAAATCGCCGTCTATTCAAAAGATCGTCTTTGATCTCAAGAATACTGCGAAGGACATACCAAATGAGTACTTATCGTACCATTTTGGTTGGAAGCAGACTTATAAGGATATTATGGAGTTGTTAGTTTTGCCGCAAACGATGAGTAAGAAATACTCATTTCTTATCAAACGTGCGACTAAACCAACAACGTTCCGTGTCAAACGAGAATTTCTCTCGTCTGTCGGATCGGGTCTCCCGTCTTTTGACTACAACAGCGATCCTATTGAGTATGGTGTTACCACATCCACTAGGTTAGAGAGGAAAACAGAATTGCGCTTAGTGATAAACGCAACTTTTGATTTCCCACCTCTTAACGCTGTCTCCTTTCAATCAGGCAGTATGCTTGATCGAATGGGTTTGGTTCCTAGGCCCACGGATTTATATAACTTAACACCGTGGACATGGCTAGTTGATTGGTTTACGGGTCTCGGCTCTTACGTCGAAGTTATCGACCAAATGAACCGCGACACTTCACTAATCAACTGGGGTATGATAACCGGACATACTACCGGTCGTCTTATCACCAATCGTCAGTCAAAAGTCGATAGTAGCCACTTTGTCTCAGAGGACTTTGTCGGGACGCACACAACCACTAGTACGGAAGTGTACAATCACGAGTCTGTTCTCGAATACGAATGTCACATTCGTAAAGACGCAGCTACTGCCTTCGTTGTGAACACTACTGCTGTTCCGAGTTTATCGGGTTATCAGCAGTCCATCCTCGGAGCACTTCTTGCTCAAAGGAAGGGAAGTTTTACTCCTAGGTCATGATGACCTAGGGGATCAACCATTTATCCACAAGGAGACGTCTAATGTTGCCCGATCCAGTCACTATTGCAGCCGCATCCCCTACCCCTTCTCTTGTCTTCGCTGTTGTGAAGCAAGATGGGTATGGGTCTGAAAGGAAAGACACTGGTGGTAACGGTTATACCGTTATTACCAATCATTCCTATCAGAAGGGCGGTGGCGATAAGCACTACGTCCAGATGACGCAGACGCTGAACGCTACCGATCCCTATTCGGGTCTGACTCGTAAGCAAACTGCTTCCGTGTCGATGACCATCGTCCGTCCTTCGTTTGGGTTTACCGACGCTGCTATGATTGCGTTGGCTAAGGCCCTCACGGATTATCGTGACGATGCCGAAGTGACAACCGCTAAGCTGTTGCAGTTTCAGTCCTAGAACCTTTAAAGGAGTTACATTATGTACTCCTCTGGCACTAGGTTATCTGAAATTGTTTCAACATCTGAGTTTTATTTCATCCTATACATCATCATTTTGGCTTTCTTTGCCGTCTTGGTGTCGTTGTCGGGTGATAATAAAACAAAGAGCCTTATGAGCTTATCCAAGCGCATTAAGGTAGCGGCCTCTCAGAAAATTGTTTCTGAGGGAGAAGGCGATCAGACTCGGAATCGAATACCTCATAGAGGAAACGATGAAAAGTCCGATAGCTCTCTTAAGAAGCCTCTTGATTGATTTCAAGAGGCTGAATCCTGGTGTGAAAGGCCTCGATCGTGATATCATCACAATCGAGAAGAGGTTCGAAAACGAGGGTTATAGCTTCCTAACTATAACCTTGCCGGCTTTAGATGCTGCTCTCGTGAGAGGGCTGTCATCTGGCCAGTTTGCCTGCCCACTTGGTTTTAAAACGACCAAGGGGGGAACAATCCCAAGACTTTTCTCGGGTATGTTCTGCAAGGTTTTCGATCCGCTCACCGGTTTACTTGTTGAGACACCTGACTTAGGTGTACTAAAGGATCTTAGAACAATCCTTTTACTCTTCAAGAAAACTCAATTGTCGTCCGAAGATGAAGATCTTCTTCATACAAAGGCGGTGAACGAGTTTTATCAGTGCGATGACACTGCAAGTAGGGTTGTTATACCCGACAGGCATGATCATCTCATTGGTCGTGTGTGTAATATCGTACTCAATACCCTCAACTTTAAGGATATCGAAAATGCGAAGTACAAACACGGACCCGGTGCTGTCAAAGAAGGCTACAAGGCGAACGAAAAGTTCGCAGCCTTGTATGGAGACCTCTGGAGAGAGGACCTCCACCTTGAAAGATTTGGATTGTGGGGCATTGGCGAAAGCCATGTTTCCTTTCAAACCGAATCGAGATCATCTGTTCTCTTGTCGAGAGCCGATGAACTTCCCGAAGGGAGTCGAGGTATTATGCGTGATCTGCGAAAGCAGAAAACGCAACCTTTTCAGCGCAAGCTGCGAAGGGTGGTACCTCTACGCTCTTTGAGCTCAAGTGTCAACTTAGACAGAGCTTCTGGAGACATTGCTAAGCTTATTTCCGTTCCGAAGAATTCTTCTTCGCGGCGGACTATTACTGTTGAGCCCATGTTGAAACAATACATTCAACAAGGTCTTAACGTCTTACTTCGGGATGCAATCCTCGAATGTAAGATCTTGAGTAATTGCTTAGCATTATCCGACCAAAGCAAGAATCAAAAGCTTGCAATGGAAGGATCCATTCATGACAACTGGGCAACCATCGACCTGAAGTCTGCGTCGGACTTATTGAGCACGTCGCTCGTTAAGTCTATATTCAGACATCATAACCAATTTCTTGGTCATATGATGGATTGTCGTTCGCCCTTCGTTGAGTGTAAAGATAAACCTACACTCATCTTAGGCAAGTTTGCAGGAATGGGTAACGCCTTAACTTTTCCGGTACAATCCGTCTGCTTTGCGGTGGTCTGCATAGCAGCTATCTTGGATAGTGAGGGTGTGAACCCCACTTACTGGAATGTAAGGCGCGCCTCCAGGCGTATTCGCGTATATGGTGATGATATCATCATACAGCGCAAGTACGCGCACCATTGTGTGGAATGGCTTCAAGATGTTGGCCTGAAAGTCAACGTCAAGAAGAGCTTTCTTGTTGGAAACTTCAAAGAAAGCTGCGGTGTCGATGCGTTTAGAGGAGTTGACATAACTCCTCTCTACATTAAACACCGGCCAGACCAAATAACGGCCGATCCAAGTGTTATTGCCGGCTTTGTTAGTCTATCTAACCATATGTGGTTGGCTGGACTTTACTCTGCTAGCACCTGGCTTAAGGAGAAAGTTGAAGACCTCTTAGGAAAGAGTCTTCCTCTTGTATCTTCAAGTTCGGGTTCACTTGGGTGGCATACACGTCTTGACGCGATGACCGCACATAAGTGGTGTCCTCGCACGCATAGGTTCCTAACCAGGACACTTGCGCTTACCTCCATCAAAAGGAGTGATAAGTTAGACGGTTATGCTGCTCTTTTTAAGTGCCTTTCTTCTGCTCGTGACGACAATCACTTACACAGTGACGGTTATCAGAAAGACAGAAGTCGGGTCCAAAAGAATCTTTTTCCCGAGCCACTGGCTTTGGAATTAGACCACTTAGAAAGAACTCCTATGCGGTATAGAAGCCGCATAAGGCCGTTATGGGTGCCGACCCTAACAAGGGTCGGTCTAAATCCTAGGATATAAACATTCCTAGGTCAGAGATGGCACATAAAATATCTCAGCAAAACAACTGTTTTGCTTTTGTTGGCTTTCTTAGAAAACCAACGTGATATTTTGCTTGATAGACCTTTCCGTGGTG